TCGCGCAGGTAAGCCACGAATACCTCATTGAGCAGGTTCAGCACCAGAACTTCAGAAACACCGGTGGCTCTCTTGACCTCAACTTCAACCACCCCGTTAAGGAACTTATCTGGACTGGTGGCCAGAATGACAGAACTGGTCTATTCGGTATCCTACCGGGTGGCACAGCCGACTATGAATCGCACGATTACTACAGAGCTAATGGAAGACCTGGCGCCGGTGTAACCTACCAGCTTAAATTAAATGGTCACGACCGTATGTCCCTAAGACCATTAGAATACTTCACCAAACAGCAGGTATACGATTACCACACCGGTACCCCTGTCGGCTCGGGTGACTCGTATGTCCTCAATACATCATGTGGATTATCCTATGCTTTCGGTGGTGCTTCTAACACTGCCGCCTCGACCTGCCCAGATTGGTTACTATCGGAACCAATTGTAGCGAACTCCTCTTGCACGTCATCCGGGGTATCCGGAATGAATGGCTGGCTCGCCGAGAACAGCGCTGTATGGGCTGTTTCCCAGCAGACTGGTCCAGGTCAAGCTTCCAACGATGCCATTGCTGTTTACTCGTTTGCCCTCAAACCTGAAGAACACCAACCATCTGGAACTTGCAATTTCTCGAGAATTGACAATGCTCAGCTCGTCATCAATGGCGCGCCTAATGTCCAAGTTGGTGGCAAGAACTGCTGCTGCTGCGACCAGTATGATGTCTATGCTATTAACTACAATGTCCTCCGTATCATGAGTGGTATGGGTGGTCTTGCCTACAGCAACTAAGTAATTTAACTAGAGTATTAATTACTAAGTAATTTAAATTTTTAACATAATATTTTTTAATATTATAATATTTATAATAGTATTATAATGGGTGGAGGATTAATGCAATTGGTTGCTTATGGAGCACAAGATATATATTTAACAGGTAATCCACAAATAACATATTTTAAGACAGTTTATAGAAGACATACCAATTTTTCAATGGAGTCTATTGAACAAGTTTGGTGTGGCGACGCATTATGTGGTAGAGCAACATCAACTATAAGTAGAAATGGTGATTTAGTCTATAAATTATATTTACAACAAACTATTAATGTTATAAATACAAAGGAAAGTAAGAATAATGTTTCTGAACAAATTATAAAGAATGGTGGCGCTTTTGTATATAATCCAACACATACTGGAATAGAACTTGTTGAAGTTGAAATAGGAGGACAAATGATTGATAGACAAACTGGAAAATGGATGGAAGTATATTCTCAATTAACAGAACCAAATAGTGGTGGTAATTTAGGAATAGTTGGACCTAATACGGGTACTAAATTCCAAAACATGTCTAGAGGTGGTGGTGTGATTGTAACAAGTTTTGGAAGTGTAGTTGATAAAGTTGGTTCTGGACAATCAAATGCTATTGTTATATCACTTGATGATATTAATGGAGATACTAATACTAAATTTGATGCTTATGTTCCATTGCGGTTTTGGTTCTGTAGAAATCCTGGGTTAGCTTTGCCTTTAATAGCTTTACAATATCATGAAGTTAAGGTTAACATAGAATTAAAGAAAGATGCTACCGATAATAATGCTTTATGTTTAGGAAATAAATTAGAATATGAATGCAATAGATTATTTGCCGATTACATATATTTAGACACAGATGAAAGGAGAAGGTTTGCTCAAGTAAGTCATGAATATTTAATTGAACAAATTCAACATCAAAAATTTTTAAATACTGGTGGTGATTTAAATTTAAATTTTAATCATCCAGTTAAAGAAATTATATGGACCGGTGGTCAAAATGATAGAACAGGGTTATTTGGTAGATTACCAGGTGGAACAGCAAATTATAAGACAGATGATTATTATTTAGATAAATTACAAAACAATAATATTACATATCAATTAATATTAAATGGTCAAGAAAGGATGAGTGCCAGACCATTGGAATATTATACTAAACAACAAGTATATGATTATCATACAGGAACACCAGTTGGATCAGGAGATTCTTATACAATTGAAGATATTTCATGTATTACTGATAATGAACCACCTTCAATATCTTTTTATTCAAATAACACTACACATAAGCATGATGAATTTGTAAAACCGACAGCTATAGAAACAATAGAACAAGATAAATATAAACAAGCTGTACTACAGACAGGTTTAGGACAAGCATCTAATGATGCTATTGCTGTTTATTCATTTTCTCTAAAACCAGAGGAACATCAACCATCAGGGACATGTAATTTTTCAAGAATAGATAGTGCTAGATTAGTTATTAATAATGCACCAAATGTCCAAGTGGGTGATAATAATCATTGCTGTTGTGATGAATATGATATATATGCTATTAACTATAATGTTTTAAGGATAATGAGTGGTATGGGGGGGTTAGCGTATAGTAATTAATTTTTTAATATAAATAATAATAATTATAAGTTATATATGACTGGCGGATTAATGCAATTAGTTGCCCATGGGGAACAAGATATATATTTAACCGGGAATCCACAAGTAACTTTTTTTAAAGTTGTCTATAGAAGATATACAAATTTTTCTATGGAATCTGTTCAACAAATATGGGAAGGAAATGATGGTATAGTTGAAAATAATTTAAATAATATTGAAAGGTTTAATTGGAAAATTAGTAAGAATGCTGATATGGTTTCTAATTTATATTTAAATATGACTATGGATTGTTCATATTATAATAATAGTGGCAATGATAATGGTATAGATAAGTGGCCTTGTATATTACCAGAAGGAGAAGATATCACAATAACGAATTTATCAAATAATAATCAAGTAATATGGAATCCAACACATAATATTATTGATACTATACAATGTAATATTGGTGGCATGAAAATAGATTGTCAAACAGGTCAATGGTTAGAAATATATTCTCAACTTACTGAAAATAATAATGATGGTGTTATTGGTAATATTGGAACAATGGAAGGTACTAAATTTCAAAAAATGTCTAAAAGTGGTGGTATGTGTCATTTTGATTTTAATAGTATCAAAGTAAATAGTTCTCAAATTAATAATTTTAAACCAACTGTAAAATTCAATGCTATTGTTCCATTAAGGTTTTGGTTTTGCAAATCTACTGGTGTATCTTTACCATTAGTTTCTCTTCAATATCATGATGTTGATATTATAATGGATATAAATAAAGCAGCTTTAAGTGTAAATGGTGTAAATGGTAGTGCTGGAATTAATTTATATAAAAATGAATTATGGGCTAATTATATTTATTTAGATTCTGATGAACGTAGGAGATTTGCACAAATAAGTCATGAATACTTAATTGAACAAGTTCAACATCAACATATTAAAGGTCCTTTGGGTGATATTTTTCAACCTATAAATTATTTTGAAATTAAATTTAATCATCCTATTAAAGAACTAATATGGACAGCAAAATATGATAAACAGTCTGGATTTCAAGAAAATTTATTAGGTAGTCATTATGATAAAAATGCATCAAATGGATATTATGATAATCCAATAAAATACCAAATTAAATTAAATGGATTAGATAGATTTACTGAAAGAGATTTAGAATATTTTACACAACAGCAAATATATGATTATCATTCTGGAAAACCATTACCAACACCATCTTTTGATGTTTATGAATTAGGTTTTAATGCATCACATAGTTTTAATGAATTTTCGCAAGGTTGGACGAATGATACTATAGCAGTTTATTCATTTTCTCTAAAACCAGAAGATCATCAACCTTCAGGGACATGTAATTTTTCAAGGATAGAATCAGCACAATTATTTATAAATTATACAAGTTTATGTAAGGAAACTAAAAATAGATATATTTCAAATGAATATAATATATATGGAGTTAATTATAATGTTTTAAGGATAATGAGTGGTATGGGTGGACTAGTTTATAGTAATTAAATTTGAATATATATTTAAGAGTATTATTATAATTATATACTAATATAATATGAATAATGGTATTGTTAATCTGGGGAATACTTGTTACATGAATTCAATTATTCAATGTATAGTTAATCTGGATTTTCTAACTTTAGAAGATGAAACTTTTTTACAACAATCAACAATATTGTCAGAAAAAAATAATTTTGATTTAGTTAAAGAATGGTTAAAAATGTTAAAACAAATAAAGAGTGAAGAAAAGGTAAATGTTAATCCAAAGGATT